ACGCCTTTCTGCAGCAGCTCGTGATCCAACCATTCCAGCAGTGGATCGCCATGCAGGCGCGGATGCTGGCGCTCAAACTCGGTTTCATCCAGCAGGAGCAGACCGTCGATGCGGCGGCCAGCGCCGCCAAGGTCGCCCAAAAGACCACCGAAACTACCGCCGTGGTGTCGATGGATGCAGCCAAGGCGGGAGCCGGGGCGGCGGCGTCGCAGGCTTCCATTCCCTACGTTGGCCCGGCACTCGCGGTGGCCGCGATGGTAGCCATGGTCGCCGCTGTGATGGCGCTCTTGGGTGGCATCAAGAAGTTCGCGGGTGGCGGTCTGGTCTCCGGGCCGGGCAGCGCCACGTCAGATTCGATCCCGGCGCGTCTGTCCGCAGGCGAGTACGTGGTGCGGGCGGCCGCCGTGCGCCAGGTCGGTGTGGCCTTCCTCGATTCGCTCAACGGCTTGTCGGCAGGCCCACGTTTCAAGGGTGGCGAATTGGCATTCGCAGCGGGCGGGCTGGTACCGGAGGTGAAAGTGTCGCCCGCGCAGCCGCAGGTGAATCAGGCGGTGCGCATCGTCAACGCGGTCGATCCGGGCGTGACCCACGACCACCTGCAGTCGCCTGCCGGAGAGAAAGTCATCGTCAACATCATCGGACGCAATGCACGGGCCATCCGTGCGGCGCTGCAAGGCTGAATTTTCAGGGGAAAGTCCAATGGCACTTCTGTTCATCGACGGTTTTGATCACTACGACCCGCAGGCCGTGGACAGCTTTGGCGATCCGTGGCTTGCGCGTGGCAAAGCGGCGTATCTGTCACCGCAGGCCACCAGGATCAATGGCCGTCGTCCGTCCTCCTATGCCCTGCGTTTGCCGGAAGGTTCTGGTGGTGGCTACGTCAAGAACCTCGACGCCACCAAGACCAGCCTGATCGTCGGGGCGGCTATTCGTGTGGTGCCGTACCAAAACACCTACACCGAGCCACTGCTGCTGGGCGTGCGTGACGCCAACTCGCAGGTCGCGCATCTCGTGAAAATCGGCGAGGACGGTCGGCTCAAGCTCTACCGCTGGCAATACGGCTATGACCAGTTGATCTCTGTCTCAGTCGCAAGCGCTCCGGCGCGCGGCTGGCACTACATCGAGTTGCAGGTTACGCAAGGCACCAGCAACGGCATTCTGTCAGTGCGCATCAACGGCATCCTGGCCATACAGATGACTGCGCAGAACACCATCCAGGGCGGTGGCCAACTGCTCACGGCATTTGTGGGTGCCGTGCCCGGCCAGAGCTGTCCGCTCACCATCGACGTCGACGACTTCTATATCGCCGACACCAGCGGCACGATCAACAACACCTTCCTCGGTGATGTGCGCGTCGATGCCTTGCAGGCACAGGCCGATGGCAGCCTGAACCAGTGGACGGCCAGCCCGGTCGCTACCGCCGCATGGGAAGCCGTGAGCGACGAGGACGAAGCTACGGCGATCAATGCGCCGAACGTGGGGTTGCGCCAGTCCTTCGATGTCGAACCGCTGCCGGTGATGGCCACGCCCGCCATCTACGGCGTCCAGCTCACGATGCTGGCCCGCAAGACCGACGCCGGTCTGGGCAAGGTCAAAGGCCTCGTGGTCAGTGGTGCACAAAGTGCCGTCAGCACCGACATCATCCTGCAGGAGCAACTGGCCTGGCAGAGCACGCTGTTCGAGCGTAATCCAAACGGCAACGTGCAGTGGACGGAGGCCGCCTTCAATGCCGCTGAGTTCGGCGTGGAGTCGGCATGACGGATCGCGTCCTCGTTCAAGACCTCGCGGAGGTTTCCAGCAAGCCAACGCCGGGAAGCGAACTACCCGTTTTTCAGAGTGAGGTGCTCTCGCGCGCCACCTTCGGGGCGAGCGCAGCCAGCTTCACGCCGGAAACAGCTGTCGCTCCGCTGCCGCCCAATCTGGCGGCCAGCCTGCTGGCGGAATCCTTGGCGGGCCCCTGGCCACCCATCGATGCACCGACGTTCTTGGTCGAAGTGTTGCGCCGGGACACGGCCTCGAGCGCCATCGTCGCCACCGGTATGAATGCCTTTGGCGACCAGCCTTGGCCGGATGCGCAACGCGGCGTGTTTGCCTTCCGTCATGATTGGATGGAGCCCCTCGTCGAACGGCTGGAGTGGCAGACCAGCGTCACGCGGCTGGCCAGCGGCAACGAATCCCGGCAGGCACGCCGCCGCATTCCCCGGCGCTGGCTCACCTACAAAGTAGGCAACGCCCGCCAGACCGATGCCCTGGTGGCCGACTGGCTGGCCGATCATCTGGGCCAGGCCGCGTGGTGGCCCCTGCCACAGTACGCCGTTCATCTCACTGAGAAAGCTGAGGAGGGCGCGCTGAATCTCGGGGTGTCGGAGGCTGACTGGCGGCGCTTTGGCCCACCGGCTGCCGCGCTGCGTCTGACCTATGACGGCGTGCAGGGCTGGGACAGCGACGAACGCTGGGTGCTGATCATTGCGCCCGAGGGCTGGCAAGTTGCCCAACTCAGCGACGTGGAAACCGATCTGCTGTGGCTGGCCGAACCCTTGGCGCGTGCTGCCGGAGCCGGTAGCAGCGTGATGCCCTTGGTGTGGGGACGCGCTGTCGATCCGGCGGACTTGACCCAGTGGGTGCCGGGGATGGTCGGCGGCAGCGTCACCACGACTGTCACGCCCGCGCAAACGCCGGACATGGATGCACTCGACGACGCGTGGCTCGACGAGATTCCGGTCTGGCCCGATGGCAACTGGCGTGACGATCCGACGACCGTCGCGCAAGCCACGATCACCCGACAAGACTTCTCGCCTGCAGATCCGTGGGTGCGCCGGGACGATCCCTGGGCGACGACAGCTTTGCAACGGCGCTATCTGGCCAGTTCACTCGATGAAATCGAGATCTGGCGGGCGCGGTTGTGGCAAACCCAAGGCCGTCTGGAAGCCTTCTGGCTGCCCGATGGCTTGGCTCCGATCCTGTGGGTGACGGCAGAGGCCGATCCCGAAGATGGCTACCTGCGCGTGGAAGGCAAAGACATCTCCGCGCGAATTTCGGATTTTTGGCATCGCCCCGCCGCTTGCTTGATCGTGCATCCAGACGGCTATCGGCAGTACGCCCTGACGGCGACCTGCCATCTGGATCAAGGCAGTGTGCTGGTGCTGCGCTCGGGCCTCGATGACTGGGTGCCCGCAGGCAGCCGGGTCATTCGCCTCGTGCGCTGCCGCCTCGACCACGACGCAGTCGATCTGTACTGGCACAGCCCGACGCTGCTGGAGATCACCTTGACCGCGCGCCAGTTGCCCGAACCGCGCGGCAATGACCGTCAAACCTACGAGGGAGAGTAAGCAGGATGAGCCAGAACCCATTGCTGGAAGTCGAGCTATACGCCTTCGCCAGCAACAGCGCGCAGTTCTATCTGACGCCGCACGAATTCGATGTTGATCTCGACGGCAATCTTTACAAGAGCCTGGCCTTGGAACGCAACGAACTGGCGCTGGGTGCTGAAGCTGCGAAGGCTAGCTTGGATCTGAAACTGCCGCCGAACTGTGATTTGGTGCGTCACCTGCTCGCCAACTCGCTGACCGGCGACACCACCTCGATCACCCTGCGCATCGGACGGCGCGACACCTGGGGTGACTACTGGTGGATCTCTGGCACGCGCTGGATGGGCCGGGTGCTGGGCGTCGAAGTTGCTGACGATGTCGCTCGCGTTCGCTGCGAGTCGGCTCAAGTCAGTCTCAAGCGTATCGGGTTGCGGCGGCTCTACAGCCGCAAGTGTTCTCACGTGCTGTATTCGGCTGCCTGTGGTGCCTCACCCATTTCCGCCAGTGCCTTGGTGAGCAACAGCAATGGCCGCAATGTCGATCTCGATGGTGGCACGCCCGGCAGTGTCAGTGGTGGCTTGGCCGGTGGCTGGCTGCAAACCCCGGAAGGTGCGCGTCACATGATCGTCAATGACTACGGTGGCGGCGTCGAGTTGCTCTATCCGGTCGCCATTGAAGTCGGCACCGAGGTTCTGCTGACGGTCGGCTGCGATCACAGCACGGCCACGTGCGAGTCGCGCTTCGGCAACCTCGACAACTACGGCGGCTTTCCCGCCATCCCGAGCAAAAACCCGTTCTCGACGGGCGTGTTCTGAATCCCTGGAGAAATCGCCATGTGGTACCTCGTCGTCATCGTGGTGGCGGCGCTGGTTTCGGTCGCGCTCGCGCCGAAACCGCCCGAACCCAAACCGGCATCACTGTCTGACGTCGATGCCCCCACCGCAGAAGAAGGCCGACCGATCCCGGTCGTGTTCGGCACCGTGCTGCTGCGTGGCTCCAACGTCGTCTGGTACGGCGATCTCGAAGCCGATCCGATCAAGAAGAAAGGTGGCAAGAAATGACCACTCAGACCGTCATCACCATCGATCACGTACGCGCCGTGGGCCTGTGCGTGAACGGCACGCGCACTTGGTTTGCGCGTCACGATCTGGATTTCCGGGCCTTCCTGCGCGATGGCTGTGACGCCGACACCTTGCTGGCCACCGGCGATGCAATGGCACAACGTGTGGTCGAACACGCCCGCAATCGATCCAGCCAGCGGGAGCAAGGCTGATGGGTGGCAGCAGCAAATCGCAAACCGTTGGCTACCGCTATCGGATGGGGCTGCATCTGGCCTTGTGCCAAGGTCCCGTCGATGCCGTGCAGGAAATCCAGATGGGCGACCGTACCGCGTGGGGTGATGCCGACCGTGCGCCGCTGTCCACCGGCCACGGGCTGACCAGCCTGAGCATCAACAAGCCAACCCTGTTTGGCGGCGACGAGCGCGAAGGCGGCGTGGTCGGCACCATCGATGTGCTTTCTGGTCATGCCGGGCAAGGACGCAACGACTATCTGATGAGTCGCCTCGGCGGTTCCATCCCCGCATTTCGGGGCGTGCTCTCCTTGGTGGCACGCAAGATCCTGTTCGCGGCCAACAACCCCTACATCAAACCGTGGGCAGTGCGCGTCCGGCGCTTCACGGCGGGTTGGTTCGATGCGCCATGGATGGAATGGAATGCCGAAGTCCGCACCTGGGATGAGGACGAAGGCCGTGAGATCAGCGTCGGTATGAACCCAGCCCACATTCTGGTGCAGTGCCTCACCGATCCGCACTGGGGCATGGGCTATCCTCAGAGCACCATCGGCTGGAGTTTCTGGAACGCGGCATGGGCTTTGTCGAGTGAGGGCTTCGGCCTCAATCTCATCTGGACGCGCCAGCAGCCCATCGAGAGCTTCATCGGCCAGGTCATCGACCACATTGGCGGCATCCTCTACACCGACCCGGAGCAAGGCACGTTTGAGCTCAAGCTGCTGCGCGACGACTATTGGATCGACAGCCTACCGCAGTTGGGGCCTGACGAAATCGTGCGGCTGGAACGCTTCGAACGCGCCCAGTGGGGCGAGCTGCCCAATGAACTGACCGTCGTTTACACCGACTGGCAAACCGGCGGTGATGCCGCAGTCACGGTCGAGAACCTGGCCGCCATCCAGTTGCAAGGCGGCGTGATCAATCAACGCCGCGACTACCCGGGTGTGAACTACGGGCCACTGGCCGCGCGGCTGGCCTTGCGTGACCTGCGCGCCTTGGGTTCGCCGCTGGCCCGGATGAGTCTGACGGTGGCACGCGACACGCTGGAGCGTGCGCCGCTGCCGGGTGATGTGTTCCTGCTGAACTGGCCGCGCTTGGGTGTGGATCAGATGGTGGTGCGCGTCACCGGCATCGACACCGGCACCTTGGGCGCGGCCGAGTGGCGCATCGAAGCCATGGAAGACGTGTTCGGGATGAGCAACACCGTGCTGTCGCCCCCGCCACCGCACGTCGAGGAGCCGACCATCGAACCGTTGTCGCCCGCCGTGGTGCTGGCCGTCGAGGTGCCGTATTGGGAACTGGCCCGGCGCTTGTCGCGCGCAGATCTGGCCTACCTGACCGATACGGACGCCTATCTCGGTGCGCTGGCGGCCGCAGGCGGTACCGGGCAACTGAACTGGCAACTGGCCACCGGTGCTACGAGCGGCGATCTCGCTGCCGTCGTGGGTGAGGACTACGCGCCACTGCTGACGCTCGATGCAGCCTTGCCTGCCAGCGAGGTCGATGCCATCGGTGTACCGGTGACGGCCATCAGCCAGCCGGAAAGACTGGCCGAGGGCGACTACGCGTATCTGATGGCCGCCAGTGGGGCGATTGCAGAGGCCGTTGCCGTCTTGGCCTTCGATGCTGCCAACGCGACCATCGATCTCGCACGTGGCGTGCTCGACACCACACCCCAAGCACATGCCTCGGGGACTCGGTTGATCGGTGTCGGCGAATGGGTGGCATCCGAAGGTGCGGAGAGGGCCCCGGGCGAATCGGTGTTCGTGGGCGCGATTCCTCGCACATCGACCGATCAGGGTGATCCAGTGCTGGCCGCGAATGGGCAGCCGATGGTGCTGGCCGGTCGGCAGGCTTTGCCGTATCCACCAGGTCGTATCCGTCTCAATGGCCAGACCGAGCCTGCCGTGGTGGCCGGTGATCTCACCGTCGCGTGGGCCCACCGCGACCGCACCCAGCAGACCGCTTACCTCGTGCAGCAAGACGAGGGCGATATCGGGCCAGAACTGGGTGTGACCTACGCGCTGCGTATCCGCAATCGCAACGGTGTGCTGGCGCACACCGAAACGGGACTGCTTGGCACCGCCTACATCTGGACGGCAGCAGTGGCCGCGCTGGAAGCCGGAGCACTGGGCGACCGCATCACAGTAGAAATCAGTGCCGAGCGCGATGGTTTGAGCAGCTGGCAGCCGCAGGTGCGAGTGATGGATCGCGCGGGCTACGGCCTGCGCTGGGGACAGTATTGGGGAGGTGTGTGATGGAAGCACGCATCGATGTTCATCTGCTCTCCCTGAACGAGTCTGCCGAATGGCGTGAGGCCTGCATCGCCAGCCTCGAGGACGCACCGATCCAGTTGCACGTTTTGCCCGGCATTCCGGGCCGTATCGGTGAGGCACGCGCGGCAGGCTACGCACAAGGCAAGCTGCCGCTGGTGTCCTTTGTCGATCCCGACGATTTGTACGAAGCCAGTGCCTTCACACAACTGGCCGATGCGCTGGATGCCTGCCCGCAGGCCGTGATGGCCTACACCGACGAAGCACTGACCGACGAAAACGGCCAGGACATTGCCGTGCGGCGTCTGGCCTACAGCCGTTGGCAGCACGCCAACAGCGCCAGCCACGTTCACGGCCTGATCGTGATGCGCCGATCTGCCGTGGAAGCCGTGCTCAAAGAAACCACCGACCTCAACAACTTTGCCGACTGGCTGCTGACCCTGCTGGTGGCCAAACGCGGCGGCGTGCTGTATCTGCCCATCGTCGGGCGTCACTGGCGGCAGCATCCGCAGCAAAGCCACCGCACCGGCGACCCGGAAGCAGTCCGGCACATTCGCCAAGCATCGAACCTCTGGAGATAGACCATGTCATCGACCGACCCGAACCTTGGGCTCAACTACGGCTGGACGCTCGGCGAGAGCGGCTGGGACACCGGCATGGACGCCAACCTCAAGCGCCTCGGCGCTGTGGTCGGCCTATCCGTGAAAGACCGCGACCTGACCACGCCACCGGCCAGCCCCGCCAACGGCGACCGCTACCTCATTCCTGCCGCTGCCACGGGCGTGTGGGCAGGCAAAACCAACCAGATCGCGGTGCGCATTGCCGATGCCTGGGAGTACCACTCGCCCAAGATCGGCTGGCTTTGCTACATCGAGGACGAGGCCAAGCTCTCGGCCTACAAGTCCACCGGCTGGAGCGCAGGCATCGCCATCTGATTTCCCATCTTCGTACCCACCAGAAACCCGCCCACGAGGCGGGTTTCGCATTTCTGGAGACCGCAATGACCGAACCCGAACAACAACAGCCTGCTCTCGTCGAGAACATGCTCCTCTTGCGCCGCGAGGACTTCGACGAACTGCTGGACCGCGCCGCTGAACGCGGAGCCGAGCGTGTCCTGACCCACCTTGGCCTGGAAAACGGCCACGCCGCACGCGACATCCGCCAACTACGCGACCTGTTGGAAGCCTGGCGTGACGCCCGGCGTACCGCGTGGCAGACCACCGTCAAGGTCATCACCACCGGCATCCTGGCCGCACTGCTGGTTGG